TTTGGGATTCATGGTACAGTTACCAGTTCAGATACTGCTCCGTGAATAATTCAGGATAAATATATATAATTAGCAAAAATTTTTGGGTTTTTGTCCAAGAAGGTAGTTCCAACTCAAGAAGTGACTTTAAATTTAATTTCAGCTATGGTATAATTTAAGAGCCACACAATCATATATTGCTAAACGTTTAAGGGAATGACTTTGGTAAAAAGTGTATTCTCTCTTTACTTGTACCCTTAGACGGAAAGCAAGATTGTGTGGCAACAATGGGAGATGCCTTTTTCGGTGCGTCTCTCAAATGGGGCGCACTTTTTATTTTGCGTTTCCATATTGATATTCTGGATATATGGAGGAGCAAGTGTTATGGCATCTAATAATAAATCAAACAAAAACTATGCTGGTGTTCTCGGGGCAATAGGAGCTGTGGCAGGATTAGTTCAAGCAGCATCACCAATGGTTGAAAAAGCAATGGATAAATCTAAAGATAAATCTGATAAAACTGATATTAAAGTTATAATTCCAGATTTATATCGTAAAGACTTTCCGATAGATTTGGATCAAGCAAAAATATTATTATCTGATAGCGGATTGAAATATTCCGAAAGTAAGATGGTCATTAAAGATGCAGATAAGAAATATAAGGACTGTTTTAATTTTCAAGTTATCGCTTCAAGTCCTAAGCAGGGCACATCTGTAAATCAAGGAACGACTGTATATTTAAAATACATAACTCAAGAAGTGATTGATGCCAGTATAAAAATTTTTGAAGATGAAGAAAAAGCCAAAGCTGAACTTAAAGAACAGAAAGCAATAGAGAAACAGGAACGTAGAGACCACAGAAAAGAAAAAGTTTCAGAAGTAACTGATAAGGCAAGAAACACAATCAGTCATGTATTTAAGAAAGGAGAGCTTAAAGATGAGTAAGAATAGAAAGAAGCGTGGTACTGCCGGATTGATTTTGGATTTGGTACTGACCATTTGCACTGGCGGTCTTTGGTTAATATGGATACTGATAAGGTATCTGAGAAATAATAGCTAAATATATTTTTGAGACAGAGATGCGTAATTGTGTCTCTGTTTTTTTATACTCTTTTTTTTGCGCGCGAAAAATACATTCCCTTTTATGAGGAGAGAGGTAAAATATGCATTTTTAACAGCATTCACTTTCTCTTTTGATATTTGTGAAAGGAGCTTACAAAATGTTAGAAAACAAATTCCAGGCTAATTTAATTAAAGAGCTTAAGAGGCTTTTTCCTGGATGCATCGTTATGAAGAATGATGCGAGCTATATTCAAGGTATTCCAGACTTGCTTATTCTTTACAATGATAAGTGGGCTTCTTTGGAATGTAAGAAAAGCGCGTCGGCTAGTAAACAGCCTAATCAAGAATATTATGTGGATCAAATGAACAGGATGTCTTTTTCCCGTTTTATTTGTCCGGAGAACAAGGAGGAAGTGCTATATGAACTTCAACAATCATTCCAATCTTGAGGGGCAACATGCTTTTCTTGGAGCTAGTAAATATCATTGGATTAATTACAGCGAAGATAAAGTTGCCGATGCCTATTCAAAATTTCTTGCTACTCAGAAAGGTACTGTATTGCACGCATTTGCTGCACAGTGTATTTCTTTGGGACAGAAATTACCAAAATCACAAAAAACTTTGAATATGTATGTTAATGATGCCATTGGTTATAAGATGACACCAGAACAGACATTATTCTATTCTGAAAACTGCTTTGGAACAGCAGACTCAATTTCATACAGGTCTGGATTGCTCAGAATTCATGATTTGAAAACAGGAGTAATTCCGGCACACATGGAGCAGCTTATGATTTATGCCGCTCTTTTTTGTTTGGAATATAAAGTAAAACCCGCTGATATTGATATGGAATTAAGAATTTATCAGAACAACGAAGTTCTGTATCATAATCCGACAGCAGAGGATATCGTTCCAATTATGGATAAAATTATCACCTTTGATAAGGTTATAAGAAAAATAAAAGAACAGGAGGGTTAATCAATGAATCGAATAGCTAAAGTATTATCTCAAATTTCTGATGATATGCTTATGCATTACGGTGTTGCCAGAAGATCTGGTCGATATCCATGGGGTTCTGGAGATAACCCTTATCAGCATAGTGGAGACTTTCTGAGCCGTGTGCAGTCTTTGAAAAAGTCTGGTATGAGCGAAACAGATATTGCTAAGACTATGGGACTTACAACAACTCAGCTTAGAACACAAATGAGTCTTGCTAAAGATGAAAGAAGAGCAGTGCAGGTTGCAACAGCCAAAGACCTTAGAGAAAAAGGTTACAGTTTGAATGAAATCGCTGACAAGATGGGATTTGCAAATGACTCATCTGTAAGGTCTTTATTGAATGAAAATTCAGAAGCTAGAATGAACCAGGCAAAAGCAACAGCTGATGTTCTTAGAAAACTTATTGATGAAAAAGGTATGATTGATGTCGGTACCGGAGTTGAAAGAGAGCTTGGAGTTTCGAAAGAGAAACTTAACCAGGCTCTTTATATTTTGGAAATGGAAGGTTATCCGATTTATGGAGGTGGAGTTCCACAGGTTACTAATCCAGGAAAACAGACAAACATAAAAGTAATCTGTCCTCCTGGAACAGAACATAAGGATATTTATAATTATGAGGATGTGCATTCTGTAAAAGACTATATTTCTTATGATGGTGGTGAATCTTTTAGAAAAGGCTTTGAATACCCTTCTAGTATGGACTCTAATCGACTTGCTATCAGATACAAAGAAGATGGTGGTATTAACAAAGATGGCGTTATAGAACTTCGTAGAGGAGTCCAGGATTTATCATTAGGCGATTCGCATTACGCACAGGTTCGAATAATGGTAGATGGAAAGAAATATCTAAAGGGAATGGCTGTCTATTCTGATGATATGCCAGATGGAGTTGATGTTATTTTCAATACCAATAAATCAAAATCAGTTCCTAAAATGGAAGTTCTTAAGGATATTAAGAATGACCCGGATAATCCTTTTGGTTCTTTGATAAAGGAACATGGCGGTCAAAGTTATTATGATGATCCAAAAGGAAAGTATACAGACCCCGTAACTGGAAAGAAACAGAGTTTGTCTTTAATCAATAAGAGAGCCGAAGAAGGAGATTGGGGCGAATGGAGTAAAACACTTCCATCTCAGTTCTTATCAAAACAGAGTCTATCTCTTATTAAAAAACAGTTGGGTCTAGCAATGGCAGATAAGCAATCTGAATTTGATGAGATTTGTTCATTAACCAATCCTACAGTAAAGAAAACTTTATTGAAATCTTTTGCTGATGATTGTGATTCAGCTGCTGTACATTTGCAGGCTGCGGCATTACCAAGACAGAAATATCAGGTAATACTTCCATTGACAACCATTAAAGATAATGAGGTTTATGCACCAAACTATAAAGATGGTGAAACAGTTGCCTTAATTCGTTATCCTCATGGAGGAACTTTCGAGATACCAATTTTGAAAGTAAATAATAAGTTAGCTGAAGGAAAGAGTGTTCTTGGTAATACTCCGGCTGATGCCATTGGTATCAATAAAAAGAATGCTGATAGATTGTCTGGAGCTGACTTTGATGGTGATACCGTAATGGTAATACCTTGTAATTCTTCAAAGAGCAAAGTAAAAATTACTTCTACACATTCTTTAAAAGGATTAGAGGATTTTGATACAAAGGATGCATATGGTCCAGATTCTAGTAAACCTGTAAAAGTAGATTCTAAAGGAAAAGAATACTACACCAGAAATGGTAGAACATACCAAAGGATGACAAATACTCAGACTGAAATGGGTAAGATTTCTAACCTTATTACAGATATGACTTTGAAGGGTGCTACTGAACCAGAATTAGCAAAAGCTGTTCGTCATAGTATGGTTGTTATTGATGCTCAAAAACATAAGCTTGATTATAAGCAGAGTGAAATTGATAATGACATTGCAACTTTGAAGAAGAAATACCAAGGTACAACAGATTCAAATGGCCACTATCATGAAGGCGCGTCTACTCTTATCTCAAGAGCAAAATCTGAAACTTCTGTATTAAAGAGAAAAGGAAGCCCTACTATCAATGAAGATGGTTCTCTCAGTTACAAAGAAGTTAAAGAGACATACACTGACAAAGATGGAAAAATAAAAATTCGTACTCAGAAGAGTACAAAGATGGCTGAAGTTAAGGATGCAAGAGAATTATCATCCGGCACCCCACAGGAAGAAGCGTATGCAAAATATGCAAATTCTATGAAGTCTTTAGCAAATCAAGCAAGAAGAGAAATGATTAATACTGGAAAGATTGCCTATTCTGCTTCTGCAAAAGCAACCTATCAGTCTGAAGTAGACTCCCTTATGGGAAAATTAAATGTTGCTTTAATGAACGCCCCTCGTGAAAGACAAGCCCAGACTATTGCCAATGCAGAGGTTCAATCTAAGAAAAGAGACAACCCAGATATGACAAAGGCTGAAATTAAGAAGGCGAGTCAGCAGGCTCTATCGAAAGCCCGCAATTCTGTAGGAGCTAAGAGAACTTCTATAGATATAACTGATAAGGAATGGGAGGCTATACAGGCTGGTGCTATCAGTGAGAACAAGCTAACACAGATACTAAACAATACTAACATTGATGTTGTCAGACAAAAGGCTACTCCTCGTGCCACAACATCACTCAGTACAGCTAAACAGGGTAGAATTTCAGCTCTATCTGCATCTGGCTACAGTACATCTGAAATAGCAGAAGCTTTAGGGGTATCTACTTCAACTGTATCTAAGTATCTGAATGGAAAGGAGTGAACATAGAGAATGGATGTAACTAAGTGTGCATTGACTACAATTGACAACCCTTATGATCCGTTCGACCAGTTCACCGAATGGATGCTATATGACGAGGAGAAAGGCTATCACTCGACATCGTATCTTGGTCGCATCGCAAGGACATCGGATGAGCTATCGGATGAAGAGAATGACAAAGAGATCGAAAGAGCGATAGACGAAATCATCAAATATGATTTTAGAAATATATACAAGAAAGTGAAGAAAACACTAAAAATCACGCAGACTGTCTAAGGGTATAGGGGGGTGTCTAAAAAATATACCCCCACCCATATCGCGGCGGTCTTTATTTTTTCCCCAGAGGGAAATTTTTAAAAATGTTCTGACATATCAGCAAGGTTTTAAAGAGTTTATAGGATTATTACTGAGCGGTGGCTGGCTCATCTTTAAAGGTTGTCTCCTTTCATATACAAGAGTGGTGTGATAGTCTCTGTAAACTCTTTAAAACCTTGCTGAAACTTTATATAAAGTGTGCAGAAATTACTTAAAAGGAGGCGGTAACTATGAGGAAAGTTAAGCCAGACTCATCTTCTGATACTGCCAGTCAGCGAATGCGACCAGCAATTACACCAGAAGCAAGACAGAAACAAATGATTTCTCTTGCAACTGATTGTGCTGAGGATTTAATGAGGTCTGGGAAGGCACCATCGCAGATAATTGTTCATTATTTAAAGCTCGGAACAAAGCAGGCAGAGCTTGAATTAAAAAGAACAGAAAAAGATTTAGCGTTAATAGATGCTAAAACAAAAAGTATTCAATCAGCAGAACAAGCGGAGCAAACTTATAAGAATGCTCTTGAGGCTTTCAGAGGATACAGCGGACAGGACACACAAAGGGAGAGCGACGAATATGAGTGGGATGATTAAAACATATACGGAGCTTATCCGTTTATCAACATTTCGAGAAAGGGTTGAGTATTTGAAATTAGATGGTTCTGTTGGAATAGAAACATTTGGTTTTGACAGATATTTGAATCAAATTTTTTATAATTCAAAAGAGTGGAAAAGACTTAGAAATGAAATCATTGTTAGAGATAAAGGATGCGATTTAGCTTGTGAGGGATATGAAATTCAAGGAAATATCATTATTCATCATATGAATCCAATTACACCAGAGGACATCATAAATAGAAATGATGACTTACTTAATCCGGAGTATTTGATATCAACAGTATTGAATACTCACAATGCTATACATTATGGTGATTCGAGCTTATTACCACATGCATTTGTAGAGAGAAGAAAAAATGATATGTGTCCATGGAGACATTAGAAGGAGGTTACTTATGAGTGAGGAAAGAAAAGAAAATCAGTCACTACAGACAACATCTGTCGCTAAGTCATCAGTAGAGTCAGCAGATACTAATACAATGAATGAGGATGTTAAAATTCTTGGCATTGTTGAAAGTTGTGGATATCTGAGAATACGAAAAGAACCAAACAAAGAATCAGATGTTGTAGCGATAATTCCTGTTGGTACAATGGTAGAACTTGTAAATAATGAAGTTATTGACGGATTTTACGCTGTTCATACCGAAAACGGAGACGGTTATTGTATGGCTGATTTTATTCAGATTACTTATCCTGAAAAGGAGTGATTATATGGCAGCAGAGAGAATGAACGATAGTATTTTGGTATCAATTAAAAAAATGTTAGGCTTGCCAGATGAGTATGATGCATTTGATTTGGATATCATTACACACATTAATTCAGCGTTTACAATTTTGGCTCAGATTGGAGTAGGTCCGGCTAATGGATTTATGATCGAAGATAAAACCGCAGTATGGACTGATTTTATACAGGATATGGGAATTTATCAACTTGTAAAATCCTATATGGTATTAAAAGTTCGATTACTATTCGATCCGCCAATGAGCTCTGCTGTATTAGAATGCTATAAAACTCAAGCAAACGAATATGAGTGGAGATTAAAAACAATGGCTGAAAACCAGGAGGTGAATAATCAAAATGAATAATGAATTAGAACACCATGGAATTAAAGGAATGAAATGGGGAGTGCGTCGTTATCAGAACAAAGATGGTTCTTTAACTTCTGCTGGAAGGAAAAAGCAATCTGATGGTAGCGGAGAAAAGAAAACTGTATCACCGAATACAAAGAAAAAGATTGCAGTAGCGGCAGTAAGCACAGCAACAATTGCGGCAGCAGCATATTATGTTCATAAGAATCCTGAAAAAATTGGGCAGGCAATGTCAAAGTTTAGAGGAGTGAAGATGAAAGATCTTAGTCAGAAAGCAGCTGATAAAGGCAAGGAATATGTTAAGAATGCTGTAAAAGGTGCTAAGGAGGGCGCAGAAGAAGCAATCAAAGAAGCACCTAAGAAAGCAGCAAAAGCAGTTGTTACTGGTGTTATCATGAACCAAACCAAAAAGGCTCTTGATTCGGCAGTAGGAAAGGAAGAAAGTGCAAAAATATTCCAGGCAAATGATAATAAAAAAATCGGAAAATTCTGGAAAGTGTCACCCGATGATAAAGATGACGATGACTAACTAATCGAAAGGAAGACACAATATGGCATTATCAAACACAGCCGTCCCGAAATATTACGGCATGTTTCGTGATGCCGTTATTCGAGGCGAGATACCAGTGAATAAGGAAATCTCTATGGAGATGAACCGTATTGATGACCTTATCGCAAACCCTGGAGTCTATTACGATGACAAAGCAGTTGAGGGATTTATCCTATACTGCGAAAACGAATTAACGCTTACCGATGGTTCTGATCTGAATCTTCTTGATTCATTTAAAGTATGGTCTGAACAAATTTTTGGTTGGTATTATTTTGTTGAAAGAAGTGTCTACGAACCGTCGGAAGATGGTCATGGCGGACATTATGTTAAAAAGCATATCCGAAAAAGACTTATTAACAAGCAGTATCTCATAGTAGCACGAGGTGCCGCTAAATCTATGTATGGTTCTTGTTTACAGAACTATTTTCTTAATGTCGATATCACGACAACACACCAGATTACAACCGCACCAACAATGAAACAGGCAGAAGAAGTTCTGTCACCTATTCGTACAGCTATTACTCGTTCGAGAGGACCATTCTATAAATTCCTTACAGATGGTTCAATAATGAATACTAGCGGTTCAAAAGCCAATAGAGTTAAATTGGCATCGACCAAGAAAGGAATAGAAAATTTTCTTACAGGTTCATTACTGGAAATTCGTCCGATGAGGATAGACAAGTTACAGGGATTGCAGCTCAAGGTTGCAACTGTTGATGAATGGTTATCCGGAGATATTAGGGAAGATGTTATTGGTGCTATTGAACAGGGTGCATCAAAGGTAGACGATTATTTGATTGTTGCCATTAGCTCTGAAGGTACAGTACGTAACGGAGCTGGCGATACAATCAAAATGGAATTGCAGGACATCCTAAAAGGTGAATATATTAACCCTCATGTTTCTATCTGGTGGTACAAACTCGATTCTGTCGAAGAAGTTTCAAATCCAGATATGTGGTTGAAAGCCAATCCAAATTTAGGAAAAACAGTCAGTTATGAAACATATCAGCTTGATGTTGAAAGAGCAGAAAAAGCTCCAGCGGCAAGAAACGATATACTCGCAAAACGATTTGGTCTACCTATGGAAGGATATACATATTACTTCACATATGAAGAAACATTGCCGCATCGAAAAAGAGATTTCTGGCAGTTGCCTTGCTCTTTGGGTGGTGACCTATCGCAGGGAGATGACTTCTGTGCATTTACATTTTTGTTTCCATTATCGAACGGCGCATTTGGTGTAAAGACGCGAAATTACATAACACAGAGGACATTAATGAAATTACAGCCTGCAATGAGATTGAAATATGAAGAGTTCATCAAAGAAGGCAGTCTTATTGTTATGGAAAGAACTGTTCTGGATATGATGGAAGTATATGAAGACCTAGATAATCACATTATTGAAAGTGGTTACGATGTAAGGTGTTTTGGGTACGACCCATATAATGCAAAAGATTTTGTGGAACGTTGGACACAGGAAAATGGTGTATTTGGTGTAGAAAAAGTAATCCAGGGAGCTAAGACAGAATCAGTTCCGCTTGGAGAATTAAAGAAATTATCAGAAGATAGAATGCTTCTGTTCGATGAAGAGCTTATGACATTTACTATGGGAAACTGTATTACTTTAGAGGATACTAACGGAAACCGTAAATTGTTAAAGAAAAGATATGATCAGAAAATTGATGCAGTGGCAGCTATGATGGATGCCTATGTCGCATATAAGCTCAATCGAGATATGTTTGAATAAGGAGGAAAAATTCAAAATGGAATTAACAGTTGGCTCCAGACTGAAACACGCCTGGAATGCATTTCTGAATCGAGCCCCCACTGCCAATTATCAGTATGGTATAGGTGGAGGATATGCATATCGACCAGACAGATTTAGACTCACAAGAGGAAATGAGCGTTCTATCGTGACCTCTGTTTACAATCGAATAGCTTTAGATGTAGCCGCCATTAACATTCAGCATGTTCAGTTGGATGATGAAGGGCGGTTTTTAAATGTTATAAAATCTGGACTTAATGATTGCTTATCATTAGAGGCAAATCTGGACCAGACGGGAAGGGCATTTATACAGGATGTTGTTATGTCGATGATGGATGAAGGTGTTGTTGCGATAGTGCCGGTTGATACTACAATTGATCCCGATATATCTAACGGATTTGATATAACGTCAATGCGAGTAGGAAAAGTAGTTGACTGGTATCCACAGCATGTAAAACTCGAAGTATATAACGAACAAATAGGTGTAAAACAGACAATTACTATGCCTAAGAGGAGCGTAGCAATTATTGAAAACCCGCTTTATGCCGTCATCAATGAACCCAATTCTACAATGCAGAGATTGGTTCGAAAGTTAAATCTTTTGGATGCCGTTGATGAACAGAGCAGTTCTGGTAAATTGGATTTAATTATCCAGTTGCCATATGTTATCAAATCAGATGCAAGAAGAAAGCAGGCTGAACTTCGAAGAAAAGATATAGAAGAACAGTTATCCGGCTCAAAGTACGGAATTGCGTATATTGATGGAACAGAGCATGTTACACAGTTAAATCGTTCAGTTGAGAATAATCTGATGAAGCAGATTGAATATTTGACGAGTATGCTATATAGCCAGTTAGGTATCACTCAGAGCATATTAGATGGAACAGCTGACGAGAAGACAATGCTTAATTACTACAATAGGACAATAGAACCAATTTTGTCGGCGATTGTTGATGAAATGAAACGCAAGTTCCTTACAAAGACCGCTCGTACAAAGAATAAATCAATTAAGTTCTTTAGAGACCCATTCAAACTTGTACCGATAAGTGAAATTGCTGAGATAACGGACAAGTTCACAAGAAATGAAGTCGCATCATCAAATGAAATGCGTCAGGTTATTGGGTGGAAACCTTCTAATGATCCAAAAGCAGATGAATTACGTAACAGCAATTTAAGTGAATCTAAATCTACTAATATTCCACAGGAAACAGTTGGTGATAATACATCACCAGATACAAGTGAATACGATAATTTAGTTAATGATTTGTTGGATAGTTTATCTGATGAAATTGATAGTATTGTCGGTGAATATTTGCCGGATTCAGAAGAAGGCGGTGATGCATAGTGAATGAAAGTAAAACTGCCGTTCTTATGCATTATGCATCAAAATATTATGACCCGCAGAAAGCTCACGAATACTATATGCGTACTAGGGAGTTAAAGGGACGTTCTACTTCTACGTTGACAGATGATGGCAAAAAAATTTGGGCGTATACAAAAAATAGTATTAAAGAAGAGAAATCTTCCAAAGTCCAATCTGAGCAGGAGTCAAGAGATAAAAAGATTTCTGAACTTAGAGCAAAAGCTGATGAAACGAGGGAAAAGATTACATCTCGGTTGAAAGAACTGAATGAAATTCTGACTCAGTCAGCTTCAAACAAGAAGCAGAGTATAGATGATAATAAGGATTCTAATCTGGATAAGATAGATGAGAATGCAAGTTCTCAAAAGAAACAAATAGATTCTATAAAATCTGCTGAAATTGAAAGATTAATGGCAATCGAAATACCTACCGGTTTATCTAAAACGGAGAGGGCTAGGCGAGTTGCCGAAAGGACAAAAAAGATTGCTAAACTTCGCAGTGCTGCCACAGCGGATAAAGCAAAAATAAGTAATGAGGCGAAAACGGATAAGGCTGAAACGAGAGCCGACGCGACAAATAAAAAATCTATCGTGTCTAATCAGACAAAGGTAGATAAAGCGGCTAATACAGCTAATGCAAAGGAAGAAAGAGCGAAAGTTAGTTCTGATCTTAAAGAGGCTGTCAGTCGTGTGCGAGAAGCATACAAAAGTGCTAAAGCTGATTTAGATTCATCTTATGAACAAACTTATCAGAACGAGTTTGACAAAATTCAATCTGAAAATAAGAAAGCAAGCACAAAAAAGAAATCGTCAAGCTCTACGAAAAAGACATCTCATCCGTTATCGTACTATATCAGAAAATAGGAGGAGAAATTCAAAATGAAGTATGATTTTGGCGGTTATGCCACACGAAATGATCTTACTTGCACCGATGGTCGTGTGATTAAAAAAGATGCTTTCAAGTCACAGAATGGACAAACAGTTCCGCTTGTTTGGAATCACAATCACGATGATGTGAACGATGTACTTGGATTAGCACATCTTGAAAATCGCAAAGACGGCGTGTATGCGTATTGTGAATTCAATGATACGGAAAACGGTAAGACAGCAAAAGAATTAGTACAGCATGGAGATGTAAGGTCGCTGTCAATCTTTGCAAACCAGTTAATGCAGAAAGGTTCGGATGTAATTCACGGATTAATCAGAGAGGTTAGCCTTGTGCTTGCTGGAGCTAATCCAGGAGCTTTTATTGATGATGTAATTGCTCATGGAGAAGATGGCTCTGGAATTATTGCATGTTATGACGAGGGTGTAACAGTATTTATGCACTCCGATGACAAACCAGATGATGCACCGAAATCTAAGGAATCAGAAGAAAAAGAAAATTCTGATGATGAAGAGACTGTCGAAGATGTATTAGCAACTCTTACTGAAAAGCAGCAAACAGCTGTATATGCCATGATTGGCGCAATGGCTGGAGAAGATCCAGAAAACAACAATGATGATTCAGAGGAAAATGAAGGAGGAAATGACGAAATGGCAATGAAACATAACGTATTTGAGGGTGGTGCACAGACACAGGATAACACACTTTCTCATGCAGATCAGGTTGCAATTATTAAGAAAGCAAAGATGAGAACAGTTGGAACTTTTAAGAACGCTTTAAGGGAGTATGCAGAGGAGAATGTTCTTCAGCATGATGCAACAAGTAGCGGTGTATCTTCAGAAGATATTTCTAAACTCTTCCCAGAGTATGCAGATGTTAGACCTGGTGCACCAGAGCTTATCACAAATGATCAGGGCTGGGTTGGTAATGTTATTTCTAAAGTACATAAATCACCTATGTCACGAATTAGAACAACCCAGGCAGATATTAGATATATCGATGATCTCAAGTCACATGGTTATAAGAAAGGAAAGCAGAAGAAGCTGAATGGTAATTTCAGCCTTGTAAGAAGAACAACTGACCCTCAAACAGTTTACACAAAGAGTGCTCTTAACAGAGATGATATTGTCGATATTACAGATTTCGATTATGTTGCATATCTGTACAGCATTGATCGTATGAACCTTAACGAAGACCTTGCCAGAGCAATTATGATCGGTGATGGTCGTGAAGAGGGGGCTGACGATAAGATTGCAGAAGACCATATCAGACCTATCTGGCTAGATGATGATCTTTATACAATTCATGTGGACCTTGACATTACAGCTATGAAGGCTGAACTTCAGGGAACAAATACCGGAGCTAATTTCGGCGATAACTTCGTATATGCAGAGGCAATGGTACAGACATTACTTTATGCAAGAGAAGATTATAAGGGAACAGGTACTCCAGATTTATACTGCACACCTCATATGGCAAATGTAATGCTTCTTGCAAGAGATATTACTGGTAGAAGAATTTACTCTTCTAAGGCAGAACTTGCTACAGCATTAAATGTTGGAACAATTGAGACAGCTGAGCAGTTTGCTAACAAGACCAGAAAGACATCCGATGGCAAGACAAAGAAACTCATCGCTATCATGGTAAATCTTCAGGATTATTCTCTTGGAGCAACAAAGGGCGGAGAGATTACACACTTCACTCAGTTTGATATCGACTTTAATCAGGAGAAATCACTTCTTGAGACACGTTGCTCCGGAGCTCTTACAAGAGTCTACTCTGCAATTGCTATTGAGGAAGATGTTACGGACACTAAGAGCCAGCAGACTGGAGGCTTAGCAGCCTAAGATAAATCGTAGAAAGGAAATTTCAAAATGAGTAAATTTTTTGGAGCAATTGGTTATTCCGTATCAGAAGAAACAGCTCCCGGTGTATGGACAGACCATATTGTAGAGCATAACCATTATGGTGATGTTAATAGAAGTAAGGCTCAGCACGAAACTGGAACATCACTTAATGATAACCTCAATATTTCAAATGAGTTTAGTATTATTGCTGACCCATTTGCTTATGAGAATTTCCAAAATATGCGATACATCGTATTTATGGGAGCTAAGTGGAAAATTACGAGCGTGGAAGTTCAGTATCCACGATTAATTCTGACAGTTGGAGGTGTTTATAATGAGCAGACGACTTAAACTGCATAGTATTCTTTGCAGTATATTAGCTTGCCAGGAGAGAGGGAAAGAGTGCCGAGCTTATTTTCAACCGCCAGCATCTGTTAGCATGAAATACCCTGCCATTGTGTATGCCCTTAATGGAAAAGATAAGAGGCACGCCGATGACAGGGTTTATTTGTCTTCAAATCGTTATTCGGTGACAGTTATAGACAGCAATCCAGATAGCGATATAGCAGACAAAGTATCTGAATTACCAATGTGCAGGTTCAATACAGCCTATACCAAGGATAATTTGAACCACACAGTATATGAAATTTATTATTAGGAGGAAATCAACATGTCAAAACTTACATGGGATAATGAAGGTGAGCGATTATTTGAAACTGGTGTCAGTGAAGTCGCTCTTTACCCATTTCAGACAAATGGTTACACAAAGGGTGTTGCTTGGAATGGTGTAAGTTCTATTACAGACAGTCCTGGAGGAGCAGAGTCGAATAAGATTTATGCAGATAACATCGAGTATCTCAATCTTATGTCTGCTGAAACAGCTGGTGGAACTATCGAAGCATATATGGCACCAGATGAGTTTGCTGAATGCGATGGTTCTGTAGAGGTTGCACCTGGAGTATATGCAGGTCAGCAGAACCGTAAGAAGTTTGGTCTTGCATATAAGACTATTCTCGGAAATGATACAGAATCAAATGACCATGGTTATAAACTTCACTTAGTATGGGGATGCCTTGCTTCTCCATCAGAGAAACAGAATTCATCTGTAAATGAGAGTCCAGAGCCATTGGCTATGTCCTGGGAATACAGTGCAACACCTGTTAAAGTTACTGCGGCTGTTAGGGGTAAGAAACTCAAAGCAACAGCTACAATGACATTCGACTCGACAAAGGTAGATGCCACAAAGCTTCAGAAGTTGGAAGGTATTCTTTATGGAACAGATGGTTCTGGATCAACTGAGCCAAGACTTCCAATGCCAGATGAAATCATTTCTATGATGACAACCGAAGGTTAATTAAATATTCAGTCTATGCGACGTATTCAGTTCGGCTGGCGTCGCTTTTTTTTTATTTGAAAGGAGAAATTCAAAATGCATAAAGAAACTATTACTTACGTTGATTTCAACGGTACAGAAAGAACAGAAGACCATTATTTCAACCTTAGCAAAACGGAGATTACGGAGTTAGAGGTAAGTATGCCTGGCGGTCTCGCAGAGTACCTTATGGGAATTGTAAATGCCAAGAATGTTCCGGAAATTATGGCTTCGTTTAAGAAGATTATTTTATCTGCATACGGCATCAAGTCGGCAGATGGAAGAAGGCTTAAAAAAGGAGCAGAAATCAGCAAAGCATTCACGGAATCACCGGCATATGACGTACTGTTTCAGAGATTATTCTTATCTGGAGATGTTAATGCTGCCTCTGATTTTATTAATGCGATCATTCCACAGATTAAGGATGATGCGGCACAGTCAGCAGCAGAGAATAAGAATTTAACTGTTGTTTCTGGAGCGGCACAGTAATTCATTTTTGGAGGTGTACAGATGCTTAATATCGTAATACCTTCAGCTGAATTATGGGATGAAAAGAACGAGCAATTCATCCATACAAAGGAACGAAAATTACAGTTAGAGCATTCTTTGGTTTCAGTCGCTAAATGGGAAGCTAAGTGGAATAAGCCTTTTATAAACAAAAAAGAGAAAACAACAGCAGAAATTATTGACTATGTGCGATGCATGACCATTACGCAGAATGTACCAGATGATTGCTACAACTATTTAACAATAGCAAACATAGAAGAAGTGAACAGGTATATTGCGTTGCCAATGACAGCTACTTGGTTCACTGAAACAAAAAAGAAAGTAACAACAAATCGCGAGCAGATTACAGCGGAACTTATTTATTACTGGATGATTAGTTTCAATATTCCTATGGAATGTCAGAAATGGCATTTGAACAGATTGCTTACTTTGATAAGGGTATTCAATGAGAAGAATCAACCTAAAAAGAAAATGAGTCAGCAGGAACTATATCGTCAGCACGCTGCAATAAATGCTGCAAATAGAAAGAGATTTCATTCAAAAGGATAGGAGGAAATACTATGGGACTTAATGGTATTGATGTCAGCGGTTGGCAGGAAGGTATTGATTTATCTGCTGTTGCCGCTGATTTTGTAATTATGAAAGCTACTCAGGGTACTGGATTTGTCAGCAAAGATTTTGTTAGACAGTATCAGCAGGCAAAAGAAAATGGAAAGCTAGTCGGATGTTATCACTATGCCGAGGGAGGCGACTATGTTGCAGAGGCAAACCATTTCCTTGATGTTGTTGGAAATCGCGTTGGAGAAGCTATTCTTTGTCTTGATTGGGAAGGACAGGATAATCCAACATTTGGTCAGAACGATTTCAATTGGGTTAAAGGATTCTGTGATTATGTATTCTCTAAGACCGGTGTAAAACCGCTTGTCTATATTCAGAAGAGTGCTATGGAAAGAATTGACGGAATTGGCGATTACGGATTATGGATTGCGCAGTATCCGGATTACACACAAACTGGCTACCAGGAGACACCTTGGAATGAGGGGGCTTATGCATGTGCTATTAGACAGTACAGCTCAGTAGGTAGGATTAATGGATACAACGGAGATCTCGACCTTGATAAGTTTTATGGTGACGCTGATGCTTGGAAAGCATATGCCGCTGTAAATGGAGAGAGCACATCACCGGAACCAACACATCAGCCGGAAGTTAATACGCCAGATGGTTCCACTCTTGAATTAGCTGAAAGAACTATGAAGGGCGAATTTGGAGATGGTGACGACAGAAGAAACAATCTTGGAACACGATATGATGAGGTACAGAGCTTCATTAACCATATCTATGAAGCATCTGTTAATGATTTGGCAAATGAGGTTCGTTCTGGAAAGTATGGTAATGGCGATACAAGAAAGGCGGTTTTGGGAAACCGTTATTCAGAGGTACAGGGCATTGTAAATGGTGAAGCAGAAAAGAAATACTATACAATTCAGTCTGGCGATGTGTTATCAAAAATCGCTGCTGCTAATGGTACTACCGTTGACAACCTTGTGCGTCTTAATGGTATTAGTAATCCGGATCTGATTTATGCAGATACGAAGATTAGAGTTAAGTAGGGGTAAATATATATGATCAGTTTCAGACAAAAGGGCGACTTCCACAAGCTTACCAGATATCTGGAAAGAGTGAAAGAAGTAGCACAAGTAGGCGACCTTGATAAGTATGGTCGTCAAGGTGTGGCAGCCCTTGCGTCTGCTACGCCGAGAGATACTGGAAAAACTGCAAATTCGTGGAATTACGAAATCAAGCAGGATAAGGATTCAGTGTCTATTAGTTTTTATAACACAAATATTCAAAATGGAGTTCCAATCGCAATTATCTTGCAGTATGGACATGGAACTCGTAACGGAGGCTGGGTACAGGGTCGAGATTATATCAATCCTGCTATTCAGCCTATTTTTGACGAAATTGTCAAATCGGCGTGGAAGGAGGTTACAAGTCTATGAGTACAACTGTTGATCAAAGAGTCGTCGAAATGCGATTTGATAATAAGCAGTTTGAAAACAATATTCAGACAAGCTTATCTTCTATAGACAAACTTAAAAAGAGCTTGAATATGGATGGAGCAACAAAAGGACTTGAAAGTGTTGAAAAAGCCTCTGGTAAGATAAATCTTTCCGGATTATCGAATGCCGTTGAAACTGTTAATGCTAAATTTTCAGCATTAGAAGTAATGGCAATTACGGCATTGGCAAATATTACAAATTCGGCAGTAAATGCAGGTAAAAGTATTGTATCGGCATTAACTATTGATCCAATCAAAACAGGATTTCAAGAATATGAAACGCAGATTAATGCAGTTCAGACAATCTTAGCAAATACTTCATCAAAGGGAACCACCCTTGACCAGGTTAATAATGCATTAGATGAGTTAAACCACTATGCAGATATGACCATTTATAATTTTACGGAGATGACACGTAATATTGGTACCTTTACAGCGGCTGGTGTTGATTTGGATACCTCTGTTTCTGCAATTAAAGGTATTGCCAACCTTGCCGCTGTATCAGGTTCAAATTCACAGCAGGCAAGTACAGCAATGTATCAGTTATCACAGGCATTAGCAGCAGGAACAGTAAAATTACAAGACTGGAACTCTGTTGTAAATGCCGGTATGGGTGGTCAGGTATTCCAGGATGCTTTAAAAGAAACAGCAAGAGTGCATGGAATAGCTATTGATGACATGATTAAAGATGAAGGGTCATTCAGAGAAACTTTACAGAAAGGCTGGTTGACATCTGACATCTTAACCGAGACATTATCTAAGTTTACAGGTGACTTGAACGAGGAGCAGCTCAGAACTATGGGTTACTCAGAAGAGCAGATAGCATCAATAATCAAAATGGGTCAGACTGCTAATGATGCCGCTACAAAAGTAAAGACATTTTCCCAGTTATTTGACACATTAAAGGAAGCTGCACAGTCTGGCTGGACCCAGAGTTGGGAAATTATCGTTGGTGACTTTGAAGAAGCGAAAGAATTACTCACAGAGATGAGTGATACATTCAGCGCAATTATAAATTCATCGGCGGATGCCAGAAATAGTATGTTGCAGGGCTGGAAAGATTTGGGAGGAAGAACAGCACTTATAGAAGCAGCTAGAAATGCTTTTGAGGGAGTGCTTAGTATTATTAAGCCTGTGAAAGAAGCATTCCGCGAAATCTTCCCGCCAATGACGGCACAACAACTGTACAACATTACAGATGCGTTAAGAAATCTGACGGCGCATCTGAAACTCAGCGATACAAATTCGGAAAATTTGAAAAGAACATTCAAAGGTTTGTTTGCAGTAATTGACATCGTTAAACAAGCATTCGTAGCAGTTGCAAAAGGAGTAGGCTCTCTATTAGGAGGGACTGGTGACTTAGCTAGTTCTATTTTATCGGTAACGGCACGCTTCGGAGATTGGCTTGTGAAACTTGATGAAACTATCAAGAAAACAGATATATTCAATGTTGCTATACAGACCGTGATTAAATATATAAAAACAGGTGTGGCAGTAGCAACAGATTTAATCGACAAAGCTGTTGATGCGGTCACAAGATTCGCAAATTCTATAAAGCAGAAGTATAACACTGGTGGATTTGCAGTTATTCATTCTGTTCTGGAAAGAGTACATACAAGAATGTCAGAAGTTGGAGAAGCTGCTGACGGAATGCGAAGTGGTGTTGAAATTGCAATTGGTGCAATGGGTAAAGCATTCGAAAATTCTAAGTTTTTACAAGCACTCCAGGCATTATGGGAAGGAGTAAAGACTATTGGAACTGGTATTGCAAAAGCAATGAAAACCCTTGCTAGTGGATTTATAGAAGATATCAGTGATGTCAATTTCTCAAGTGTGTTTGACGTTCTCAGTGGAATTTCATTAGCTGGAATTGCGGTTGGAATCAATAAGTTCCTTAAAGGAATCACAGATGCAGTAAGTGATGTTACAAAACTAACAGACCAAATCAAGGGAATTCTTGATAGCGTTAGAGGTTGCTTTGAAGCATATCAGACACAATTGAAAGCAGGAACTTTGATTAAGATTGCAAGTGCAATTGCAATTCTTACGGGAGCGATTGTTGTACTTTCGCTTATTGACTCTGCAAAATTGGCATCAGCTATTACCGCATTAACAGGATTGTTTGCGGAACTTATGACATCTATGGCTATCTTTACAAAGATAAGCGGTGACCTTAAGAATGCGGGAAAGACAGCTACAATTATGTTGGGATTATCAGTTTCAGTGTTAATTCTTGCATCAGCGTTGAAGAAGATTGCATCTTTGAGTTGGAATGAGATAGCAAAAGGACTTACAGGTATTACAGTAATTTCTGGCGTATTGACAGGAGTTGCAAAAGTTATTTCAAAAGATGAAAAGACAATTGCTAAAGGAGCATTCAATCTTATATTCCTAGCGACAGCTATTAAGATATTAGCATCTGCTTGCAAAGACATATCAAAACTTAGCTGGGGAGAACTTGGTAAGGGACTTACTGGAGTAGGGGTTCTGATGGCAGAAATAGCTTTATTCTTGAATACGGCTAAATTTAGTGGAAAAGCAGTATTAACAGCAACAGGAATTCTTGTGTTGTCAGCCGCTATAAAAGTATTAGCATCTGCTTGCAAAGATTTCGGTTCTATGCAGTGGAGTGAAATTGGCAGAGGACTGACCGTTATGGCAGGAGCATTAGCAGAGATTACATTAGCTGTCAATTTAATGCCTAAAAATATGATATCAACAGGCGTTGGTCTTATTGCCGTTGCCGGAGCTCTTACAATATTATCAAATATTCTAAGTACAATGGAAAATTTCACATGGGAAGAGATTGTAAAAGGTCTTGTTACTATGGGGGGAGCGTTAGCGGAACTATCGGTAGCGTTAAATCTTATGAACGGAACATTGGCTGGTTCAGCGGCATTACTCATTGCAAGTGCTTCATTAGCGGTGTTGGCACCAGTTCTGAGTATACTGGGTGCTATGAGTTGGGAAGCAATAGCCAAAGGTTTGGTTTCTTTAGCAGGAGCATTTGCAATTATAGGTGTAGCTGGTGCTGTATTATCACCGCTTGTTCCAAGTATTTTGGCATTAGCAGGAGCATTTACACTTATAGGTGTAGGAGTTGCTGTGACAGGAGCAGGTTTATTAGCTGCTGGACTTGGACTACAGGCACTTGCTATTGGGCTTACTGCGATAGCAGCAGCTGGAACAGCAGGAGCGACAGCACTTGTAGCAGCATTAGCAGTCATTATAACAGGTGTGGCAGATTTAATTCCAGCAGTACTGGTTAAATTGGCAGAGGGAATTGCTCAGTTCTGCGTTGCATTAGCAGGTGCAGCACCACAAATTTTAGAGTCGCTGGTCGTTATTATTACGGCTTGTCTGGCGGCGATATCAAACGTGGTACCTCAATTGGTCGAAGTTCTCGTAACACTACTGGTTACAACTCTTCGAACTTTGGCTGAGCATACGCCAGAAATTGTACAGGCTGTGTTCGATATTCTGATTGCATGTCTACAGGGAATTGCAGATAATATCGGAATGGTGGTTCAAACTGCTATAGATATTGTGCTGAATTTCATCGACGGAATAGCTCAAAAATTACCAGATGTGATTCAGTCTGGTGTTAATTTGCTCTTGAGTTTCATCGAAGGCATTATTAGTGCTATCGATAATAACTCCGAGCGATTAGCAAATGATATACGAAATTTGTTTAAAGCATTAATTCGCGCAGCGGTTCTTGTACTTACTGGTGGAGTTGTTGATATCAAAGAAGTTGGTTCCAAGATAATGAATTCTGGACTTATCAGTGGTATCAAGGAGAAATTATCAAATCTTAAGGAAACTGTACGTGATTTGATATCAAATGCCAAGCAGGTTATTCAAGATAAAATAAATGACTTCAAAGATGTGGGAAAGCATATTATAGGTGGACTTATCAGTGGTATTACAGATAAAGCCTCTGATTTGGCTAATTCAGCGATTAATGCGGCTAAGAGTGCTGTGAATGGTGTAAAGAATTTTCTTGGCATTCATTCACCATCAAGAGTATTTGCTGAAATTGGTAGATATACTGATGAGGGATTTATTAATGGTGTGAAGGCTTATGCTGGAAAAGTATCTGACGCTACGGTTGATATGGGAAAAGGTGCTGTTGGCGCAATGTCCGATACACTTTCAACTATTGCAGATTTGGTTAGTTCCGATATAGACACAGAGCCTACTATAAGACCTGTAATGGATCTGTCAAATATTCAAAATGGTGCTAATCAGTTGTTTAGTATGATGAAGAGTGTTGACGGGTATTCGTTATCTGGTTCATTAGACATTGCCAATAGAACCGGTAATCGTATTAATGAAGTAAGAAGCAAAGCAACTGATAATTCCAGTGTGTTAGATAAGATTTCAGATGCTGTTGGAAACTTCAACGGCGGAAATTCATTCGAAAATATATTTAATATCACGGGAAGTAATCCTAAAGAGATTGCAGAAGAAGTATCAAACATTATTCAGAGACAAGTTGAAAGGAGGGATGCTTCATGGGCGTAATTATTTACAATGGTATTTCATCGGAAGAATTCGCTATCCAAGTGGAGCATCCGCCTGGATATGAAACTCCGGAAAAGGACTATGAAGTTACACATATTCCTGGAAGAAACGGGGATATTTATGTCGATAAAGGGTCGTATAAAAATGCATCAAGAAGTTATGACATAGCTATTGGTGCTGAAAATAAGGATTTTACAATGATGGCAAATTTTATTTCGGAGTGGCTTAACTCTGCGTCTGGATATGCTAAGTTGGAAGATTCATATGAGCCGGAATATTATCGACTTGCTGCTTATAAGAGTGGCGGAACAATTGAAAACATATTACAGCACGCTGGGCGTATTACAGTTGCATTTGATTGTAAACCTCAGCGTTTTCTTAAATCTGGAGATATTCCAGTAATTGTTAGAGCAACGAGCAAATTAAGAAATCCCACAGGATTCAAATCGCTTCCTATTATAAAAGTGAACGGTTCTGGAAAGGGTAATCTGAGAATTGGTGACTATGTTATCACTATTTCGAACATTAGCTCGTATCTGACAATCGATAGTGAATTACAGGATGCTTATAAAGGTACTACAAATTGCAATTCACTTGTAACGTTGAGCAACGGATTTCCGAAGCTTATAAAAGGCGAAAACGAAATTTCTTTTTCTGGTGGAATAACAAGTGTGGAGGTGATACCTAAATGGTGGACACTATGATTACTCTTCATGAGTCTACAGAAACATCATTCACAACGAATGGATTAGGCACATTAAGTGACGCCATTACTTGCGAAGTTACTGAAGAAAGAAATGGAGAGTTCGAACTTGAAATTGAATATCCGGTTACAGGTATCAGATATAAGGAATTACAGCTTAGGCGTATCATTATGGCAAAGCCAAATCCTTATTCTGACCCACAACCATTCCGAATCTATGCAATCACAAAGCCAATCAATGGAATTGTTACAATAAATGCAGAACATATAAGTTACGATATGTCTGGATACCCAGTATCAGCATTTGCAGCCGACACAGTTCAAAATGCATTTATTAATATGAAATCCGCATCAGCGGTTGATTGTCCTTTTTCATTTTCAACAGATAAAACTACAACTGCAAATATGACAGTTCTCAAACCATCGAGTATGCGTTCACTTCTTGGAGGCGTTGACGGTTCAATCCTTGATGTGTATGGAGGAGAGTATGAATTCGATAAGTTCAACGTAAAGCTTTGGAATAAAAGAGGCGCGGATAGAGGTGTTAGCATTAGATATGGTAAGAATCTTACTGATTTGAAGCAGGAAGAGAATTGCAGTTCTGTCTATACAGGTGTTTATCCATTCTGGTATTCGGAGCAGGAAGGTCTTGTGCAGCTGGATGAGAAGATTGTAAAAGCTTCTGGCACATATAATTTTACAAGGATTTATCCATTGGATTTATCGCAGGAATGGCAGGAAAAACCAAATCAAGAGCAGCTCAGAGCAAGAGCTAATTCTTATATGAAAGCAAACAACATAGGAGTACCAGCTGTATCATTGACTGTATCATTTGTACAATTGTCACAATCTACGGAGTATGCTAAATATGCGCTTTTGGAGGATGTACATCTTTGCGACACTGTAAGCGTTGAGTTCCCGGAGTTAAATGTTAGCGCCACGGCAAAGTGCATAAAAACTATATATGATGCCATAAGTAATAAGTACGTGTCGATTGAACTTGGAGAATCAAGGACAAATCTTGCATCGACGATTTCTGACCAAAAGCAGGCAATCTCTGATACCATTACTAAAACATTTATGCAACAGGCTATTGAGAATGCTACGCAATTGATTAGTGGAGGTCTTGGCGGTTATGTGATTATGCACAGCAGCACCGGTGGAAAATATCCTGATGAAATTCTTATTATGGATACAGATGATATTGCTACTGCGAAGAAGGTATGGCGTTGGAATAAAGGTGGATTGGGATATTCTTCAACAGGATATAATGGTCCATTTGCTTTAGCTATGACACAGGATGGTCAGATTGTAGCAGATTTCGTTAAAACTGGGACGATGAGTGCAAATCGTATAAACGGTGGCACTTTAATTCTTGGTGGAAAGAACAACTCAAATGGTACGGCACTTATAAAAGATTCATATGGAAAAGTTCTTATTCGACTTGATAGGGACGGAATAACATTGTCAGAAGATGTTCAGATTTCTTATGAAAATATTTCAGACGCTCCGTCTATTCCAACTAAAGTATCAGAACTTACGAATGATAGTAAATATACAACTATGCCGGATGTTGAAAAGAAAGGGTATCAGACAAAGGCTAATGTGACCAAAATCACTAAGGATACAGTTACAACAACATATGTAAATGCTTTGGATATAACTGCTAAACAGGTTAATTGTAAATCTGGTAGTAAAGAAGCCAATATTAATGCTGGGGCATCTCATTATAAATATTCCAATGAGTACATAGGAGAAATAGGTACAAATAGTTGGACAGGCAATGACAATCGTAGAGGATTGGTATTTGACCTTGATGAAAATGGCGATTACATGACATGGGCGGCACAGCCTAAGAGTGGTCAGAGTTACCTTGTTAAGCTTTTATATGAGCGAAACGGTTATACCTCAAACACTGTGACATACAATGCAGATACCATAAACTTGGGGTGTGATGTTGATATGCATTACTACAAACTTAAGAATGTATCTTGGGAAAATGGTAGTGGAATAACAGGAACAATGAGATTTGTTCAAGTAGGTGGAATGAATAGCGATGGAACCGCTTCAAATTGGAGTAATAACGCATATTTACAATTTGAGAGAGGTGTTTTAGTAAAAGCGGGTTGGTACGATTATTAGGAGGTTTTATGGAAGAAAATGCCACAGAAGTAAAAGATAAGGACCTCGTATTAATCGAGGCGAGCAATGAAGTATCTAAACCGGATGAAGGTGAAGATGTTGTACAAGATAATTCCGAACAGGAACAACTTCGTTCTGATGTAGAATTTTTATCAATGATGACTGGCGTTGATTTAGGGGGTGATTAAAAATGGGTGTATATACACCAGACTCAAACAGAGTTGTGCATTATACGTATGCAGACATGACAGCTCGTCAGATTGTACGTCCGGTTCATCTTGTGCAGTATGATCAGGGATTACCGATTATTGCGGTAAAACTATATAATGACGGACTTGAATATACGATACCTACTGGCGCAACAGTTAATATAAGATGTGGTAAGGTTGACAGTAATTTTGTATATAATCCTGCATTAGGGTGGGATTCTGCTAAGCATACGGTTTACTTTGAAGTTACAAAGCAAATGACCGTACTGGCAGGAGAAATAAATCCTATTGTAGAGATTGAGTTAAATAACAAGATTGTATCCAGTGGGGCTATTGCCGTGCAGATTGATTTCAATCCTGTACAGGAACAGAGCATAAGGTCAACAACGGAATATCTCACTGCTAAGCAATATGCAGAACAGGCAGTTGATGCAGCAGCAAAAGCAGCAAGCTCTGCCAGCCAGGCATCTGGATATGCTAGCACAGCAAATTTAAGAGCAAACGCCGCGGCATCATCAGCTTCAGGTGCGGCTAACTCTGCAAGTGCAGCTAGTACGAGTGCGGAGAATGCGAAAAGCTATGCTGATTCAGCTGCTTCATCGAAGAATGCAGCGGCATCATCAGCTTCTAATGCATCAGCATCAGCAACAAATGCCAAAAAGTCTGAAACAGCGGCAGCGAACTCAGCATCTTTAGCGCAGGCAGCATATGAAGAAATTCTCGGAGCAGATGTCGGCAAATTTGGTTCACAGCTTGCTAATGAACATTCTGTATTACAACCGATTTACGATTCATCAGGACAAAATATATGTGATTCAAGTGGTAGAGAAATACAGGGACGTACAATATTTGCTGATGAAAGTGAAGTTGTATCATTACGACAGCAGGTATCTCATTTAGATACTTTTATAAGAAGTGTTATCAGTAGATTGGGATATGTAACAGACCATGCACTGTTAGACAGTGACTACAAAGGGCTTTAGAGAAATCTGAGGCTCTTTATTTTTTAAGGAGGATTAAAGAAAATGCCTAAAGTAACGGATTATTCCGCAGCAACCAGATTTGATAGTGGAGACGTAATTATTAAAGATGGTACTGGCGGAACAAAGAAAATGACAGCAGCAAATGCAGCAGTAGAATTTGCTGGACTTGTATCGGCGATTAATCATCGCAATGTATATAGAGGAAAGAACCTTGGTTCATCAGTTACAGCAGCCCAAAAGGCAGCTATTCAAAATGGAACATTTGACGACCTGTTTATCGGAGATTACTGGGTAATTAGCGGTGTGACTTGGGTTATTGCAGATATGGATTATTTCCTTAGATGCGGTGATACAGATTTCACAAAGCATCATCTTGTTATTGTTCCGGCGTCATCACTTTACAATGGTCAGATGAATGCAACTAATACGACAGAGGGTGGATATGTAGGTTCTGTTATGTATAAAACAGGATTGGATAATGCAAAAGCAAAATTTAAGGCTGCTTTTGGAGATATGCTTCTTACTCATAGAACTTATCTTGTAAATGCAGTCGCCAACGGAAAACCATCTGGAGGAGCATGGTTCGATGAGACAGTTGCGCTTATGCAAGAGGTTATGGTATATGGCACACATTATTTCGAGCCTGCAAATGATGGGACAACAATCCCTACAAAATACAGCGTTTGCAATTCACAGCTTGCACTTATGCGCCTTAATCCAAGAATGATCAAGATAAGAGAAACTTATTGGCTACAGAACGTCGTTTCTTCGGCTAATTTCGCTCTTGTGGGCCACGTTGGCTCTGCGTGCTACGGCCGCGCTTCGAACTCTTTTGGGGTTCGTCCGTATGGAATCATTGGTTAAGTAAAAATCTCCGCCCCTTGTGGGCGGGGTAATCTATAGGAAAGGATAAGTATATGGAAGATTTAATTTATACTATGGTGCTGTCTGATGGCACCATCATTGAAAATCTTAGAAAAAATGGTGATAACTATATTTCAGCATCTAAGCTTACAGCGGATATGTTTGAAGGAAAATTATCAGAAGTAACAGTAAAAACTTCTGAAAATGAAGTGGTTATGGAAAATATGGATCTTGTCCAGATTACTGAGATGGATGGCGAATACTGGTTTGTATTACGTCAGTTCTCAGCTACGGAACTGGCTATGGCTAAAATGTCTTCTAATATTGACTTCTTAGCTATGATGCAGGATGTAGAACTGTAAATTAGAAAGAGAGGAATAACAATATGGAACATAGTAAAAACTTTAAAAAGGTTAAAGACTATTATGATGATAAGCTCTGGGATGAGCGTAGAGTACGCTTAGCAGTTGGTCGCTGGATTACCGCAGAAGAGTATAAGGAAATTACAGGGAAAGATTACGAATAATGAGTGTTTTAGTTAGTGATCGTACAGAATCAAAATTTGAGGCTATCACATATTCAATTGAATTACATGATATGTTGATAGATTTTATGCAACATGGATTTGGTGTTAAAAGCGTAGACGATTATGTAAGACTTCGTTATGCATACGGAAAAGATGATAGAGAGAACTTTTCCAAGTATCGGTTTATGATGCAAAATTTTAAAAACAGAGTAGATCAACTGGCAGCACTAATTACGAGTAATGTCCGGGCAGCCAACACGATTTATCCAACGAATCTTCACGAGTGTGAAAAGAGAAGAGATTATCAAAACACTGCTATAGTCAATTGCGAGCAGCTTCTTAAGGAACTGCAACGGATTGCAGAGATATTTGAAGTGGATTTGAATCTCTACAGTCCATATGTTAAAGCTATCGACCGAGAAATCGGATTGATAAAGAAGTGGCGTCAGCGTGACAAGAAGATGGAATCATATTTCAGACGTAAGGGTGATGTCTAATTATGCGTCGTTTCTTCGGCTAATTTCGCTAATGTGAACAACAATGGCAATACGAACTACAACAACGCTTCGAACTCTAATGGGGTTCGTCCGGATTCTTCACTTAACCAATGAAGAAGGAGATATCATACCATTCCTTATAAACAGGATAAATAGCAAAGCCTGAAACAATTTACTACGGTAAGTATTGTTATAACGGTGAATAGTATATGAATTATGAGGAAATTGTATGCGATGCCAATAATTTGTATCGGGCTTATAAGACCTCTGTGAAAAGTAGCAAATGGAAAGAAACCACACAGAAGTTTATGATGAACTTTCTGCGTTATATTTTTGAAATCCAGGATGACATTATCAACAGGACTCTCAAAAATGGTCTTACACAAGAGTTTACTTTACACGAGAGAGGTCGAGTAAGACCGATTACAAGTATACAAATCCGTGATAGAATTGTTCGCCATGTTTTATGTGATGATATTCTTTTACCAGAAGTTAAAAAGCACATAATATATGATAATTGTGCATCAATTAAAGGGAGAGGTATATCTCAGCAGAGAAAGCGATTTGAAATACATTTGCACAAGTATTACAAATTGCATGGAAATGACGGATGGATTTTATTTGGAGACTTCTCAAAATTTTATGACAATATAATTCACGAGATTGCAAAACAAGAACTTCTTAAACTATTTGACGATGACGAATTTATTGACTGGCTTTTGACACTTATATTTGATGGCTTCAAAGTCGATGTGTCGTATATGTCTGATGAGGAATATGAAAATTGCTATTTGGATTTGTTTAATAAGCTCGAATATCGAGATATACCATCTGAAAAATTGACTGGTGAGAAGTGGATGGCTAAATCTGTAAATATTGGAGACCAGCTATCGCAGGTAATTGGAATATATTATCCTCATAGGATTGACACATATGTGAAATATGTCAGACAACAGAAATTTTACGGACGATATATGGATGATTGGTATATCATGAATCCAAGCAAAGAAGAACTTGAAGATTTGCTATCATGCATCATAGAAATTGCGAAGGAATATGGAATTCATATCAATAGAAAGAAAACTCATATTGTTAAAATTTCAAGTACATATAAATTTCTTCAAATAAAATATACATTAACAAAAGATGGAAAGGTGATTAAGAGAATTAATCCTAAAAGAGTTACTACAATGCGTAGAAAACTCAAGAAACTTTCACTAAAAGTAATAAATGGCGAAATAGAATACGAGAGTATTGAGAATATGTTTCGCGGTTGGATGGGAGCACACTATAAACTTCTATCAAAGCAACAAAGAAAAAATCTAATACAGCTGTATGAAGAATTATTTAATAAGAAGATTTCGGTAATTAGTAGAAAACTTATCGTGTCTGATGCATCTTCATTAGCCGCATAAAAAGGAGGAATTATGGAACCTTGGTTTCAAATCATAATTACAATTTTTAGTTCGGTACTTGCGTCTTCTGGATTATGGGCGTATTTATCAAAACGAACAGAAAACAAAGATGTAAAGACGGAGATGCTTATTGGATTAGCACACGATAGGATTATGTATCTCGGTATGTCATACATCGAGAGAGGGTATATTACCCAGGATGAATATGAAAATTTGAAAGTATATCTTTTTGAACCATATGAAAAATTGGGAGGTAACGGCTCTGCTAAAAGAATTATGCAGGAAGTCGACAAACTGCCAATACATAAATTTATTCAAAATAAGGAGGATGAACACGATGAACATGATGAAACTTAATGACAAGACTTACGACACACTGAAATGGATTGCAATGTATTTGCTTCCAGCGGCTGGTACTTTATATTTTGCTCTTGCAGGTATTTGGGGGCTCCCATATGGTGAGCAGGTTGTTGGTACGATTACAGCTGTTGACACATTCCTTGGAGTTATTCTTGGAATTAGTACAGCACAGTATAACAAAGCAAACAAAGCAGAGTAAATATCAGTATTTGTTAAGGGGGCGTGCTAATAGCATTCCCTCTTAATTTTTCAGTACGTAGGTTACTGGTAAAAAGATTATGATTACCTCAAGACTGGAGGTGATTGCATGAAAGATAAACTTTTATTATCTATAAAGGAGACATCGGATTTATTTGGTATAGGTCAGCACAGATTAAGAGATATAATCCGTGAAGATTATGATTGTAAATATCATCTAATGGTTGGTCGTGTTATAAAGATAAAAAGACAATCATTTGAAGAATTTATAAGCAAAGTAGAGCAGATATAAAATATCGACAAGGTGCCCTGAATGTGATATTATTATTTAGTATTCATTCGAGGCACTTTTTAATGGAGGGCTGAGAATATGGCAAATAAAACTACATCTGAAAAGAACAAACCGACAAGAAAAACGTTGAGGGCGGATGAATACTATAACCCCAAAACGAAAAGGTATGAGTATCATTATAAAGATGCTCTTGGAAAGGAAAGAGTGGTAAGTTCCTATAGACTCGAACCTACGGACCAATTACCAAAAGGTAAACGTTCAGGTAAAAGTTTACGTGAAAAGGAAGCAGAATTAAAAGTACAGTTAGAAAATAATATCGACATAGATGGGGCTAAACTGACATTACTAGAAGTAATAGATAGATATCTTAATCATCTATATAATAGGAAAGAACTGGCTCATAATACTAAGGCTGGATATAACACAACAATAAAAACGTTAGCGCAGTACAAACTTGGTCACATGGAAATAGGTAAAATCAAGCCAGAGCATTGTGAAGAATGGCTTTCAGATATGAAGAAAAAGCATCGAGGTTCAAGTATTCAGACTCAAATTAGTCTTATAAAAAGATCATTTGAATATGCAATTGATTATGATTACATAGCAAAAAATCCGTTCAGACGTATTACTACCGATAGAAGCGATAGCAAGAAAATGGAAGCAATATCAATTCCGGATATGCATAGATTCCTTGAATTTTGTTCAAAGGATGCTCATAGTGCTCATTGTTATGATATGATATATGTGCTGTTTTGGACTGGTTTAAGGGCATCTGAATTATGTGGTCTAACACTTGATAATATAGATATGGAAAACCATTTAATTCGAGTGGAAAAGCAACTACAATGTATCAATCATACGCATGTTGTCTTACCGACGAAAACCATAAACGGAACAAGGTACATTCCTATGACTGATGGTGTATATGAATGTTTTCAGAGAATATTGAAAAATCGTTATATTATGGGTGATATTGAACCAGTGTGCTATGATGAAAAGGAAAAAGCATATGAAGGATTTGTGTTTCTGGCAACAAGAAGTAGAAAGACAATTGTTAGATCACATGTCGAAGAATACTTGCAAAATTGTATCAAGAGATTCAATAATGCAAATCCCGACAATCCTATACGAAAATTTGAACCACATATATGTCGGCATACATTTGCTACGAATATGCAGGGATTACCACCAAAAACACTACAGTATATTTTAGGACATGGGAACATAACTACCACTATGAATAACTATGTAAGTGTGAGACCGAGTGAGCAGCAACTTGTAGAGATTAACTCGCTCGCAAGCTTGATAAATGATAATTAGTATAAAAAATCACGTACTAATTATTTACTAAATATATGCTGGTATGAGATGTAATTAAACATAATAAAGAGTAATGAGATGGAATGACTCCAAAAGCTGTAAATAGCTGAATTACTCAAAGAATGAAGTAATGAATGGAGATGAAAATAT